CCAACTCCAGGAGAAGACTGGCTAGATGAATTTAATAAACTTAAACTAAAGGAAATGTTCAATGAAAATAATTAAGAATGAAGACCTGCCACAAGGGTCACAAGAATGGTTAGATGTACGTAGCAAATGTGGAATGGCATCAGAAGTTGGTGCTTTACTAGGCGGTTCTAAGTGGGAACCAAAGACACCATTGGCTTTATGGAATGTAAAGAATGGTGTTACAAAAATAGAAACAAACTTTGCCATGGACCATGGTAACAAATACGAAGACGAAGCACGTAACATGTTCGAAGATGACATGGGTGCAAAGTATCCACCTGTTGTTGTCATCAATGAGTTTGATGGCGTACCTATTGGTGCATCGCTTGATGGTTACAGAGAGTCTGACAATACAATATTAGAAATCAAATGCCCAATCAAAGGTACTGGTTCTGAACTATGGAAAGAAGTAGCTGAGACAGCGCTGCTTCCAGAACAATACTGGCTGCAATGTCAACAGCAACTGTTAGTAACAAACTCCAGCAAGTTATTCTTCTGGGTATATGATGTTAAGAATACATCAGGGTTGCTTCAAGTTGTTGTGCCTCACATGAAGACACAAGCTAAGATAATAAATGCTTGGACAAAATACTTTTCTGTAGACAAACCAGCACCAACAGCAGAAGATTTAATAGAAACAAGTGATGCTGAATGGCTGAAGAAAGCCAAAGAGTGGAGAGAAATACATGCTTCACTACAAGCAGTCAAAGAGAAAGAAGAAAAGCTTCGCAAAGAACTGATCGAACTCTCTCAAGGACAATCATTTATAGGTGGTGGCGTACAATTAAAGCACGGAACCTCTAAAGGTAGAGTAAACTACAAAGCAATTCCTGAATTAAAAGGTGTGAACTTGGAAGAATACCGAAGTGATGACATAACTAAACACTACATAAAGATGCTATGAATCAAATAGATTTGCTGTTTGACATTAATCCTGTACCTGCCTCAAGACCTAGAGTCACGAGGTGGGGTACATATTATGGTAAAAAATACAAACAATTTAAGAAAGACATGGAGAAATTACTGATCAATAAAGACAAAGTATGGCTTGAAGAACTCATATCTGCTGATATGACGTTCTTTATTCCAATGGCTAAGTCATGGTCTAATAAAAAGAAAACGTCCAAGAATGGACAATTCTGTGACAACAATGCTGATCTTGATAATTACGAGAAAGCAATCTTAGACTCCTTAAATAATGTATATTTTCATGATGACAAGCAAATCGTAGTGCAAAAGTCCAAAAAAATATGGGCAGAAACAGGTAGTATTAAAATAATATTAAAGGAAATTACAAATGATTAGTGAAATATATATATTGTTGTGGTTATTAATTGCAATAGGAATAGGGTATGCTTTTAAACAATACGGTGAGCTACAACATGCTCAAGGAATTACTGATGCTATACATATGCATTATAGAAAAGAATTAGAATACAAAATTACTAAAGATAAATTTGGTAAAGAACATTTACAAGTAAAAATTAATGGAGGATAAGTAATAATGAAGTTACCTAATGATTATCAAAACTTTATAGCATTAAGTAGATACGCAAGATGGCTACCAGAAAAGAATAGAAGAGAAACGTGGAAAGAAACTGTAGCTAGGTACTTTGATTTTATGGCAGAGCACCTTGAAGAAAACACAGACTACAAACTAGACACAAAAACTAGAAGAAAATTAGAACATGCAGTGCTTAACCTAGACATTATGCCTAGCATGAGAGCATTAATGACTGCTGGTCCAGCTCTAGCCAAGAATCATATAGCTGGATACAACTGTGCATACTTAAGTGTTGATCATCCTAAAGCATTTGATGAGTGTCTATACATATTAATGCATGGTACTGGCGTAGGCTTTAGTGTTGAACGTCAACACATAAACAAACTACCAGAAATACCAGAAGAACTTATTGATGTAGACGATGTAATTGTTGTACAAGATTCTAAAGAAGGATGGCAGTCTGCATTTAGAAAACTAATTACATATTTATACAATGGAGAAATGCCTAAGTGGGATTTTTCTAGGATAAGAAAGAAAGGATCACGCCTAAAAACATTTGGCGGTAGAGCCAGTGGACCAGAGCCACTGCTAGATTTGTTTAACTTCTCAACCAACATCTTTAAAGATGCTGCAGGCAGAAAGTTAACAAGCTACGAGTGTCACCGTATGATGTGTAAGGTAGCAGAGGTTGTTGTAGTTGGTGGTGTTAGACGTAGTGCATTGATTTCCCTCAGTAATTTGACTGACGAACGCATGAGAAGTGCTAAGTCTGGTCAGTGGTGGAGCGACACACCAGAAATGGCACTCAGTAATAACAGCGTATGCTATACAGAAAAACCTGACATGAGTATCTTTATGAAAGAATGGAACGCCCTCTATGAATCTAAATCTGGTGAGCGTGGCATCTTTAATAGAGAAGCTGCAAAGAAACAGGTCGCATCTATAGGCAGACGTAACACTGAACATGACTTTGGCTGCAACCCTTGTAGTGAAATCATATTAAGAGACGGTCAGTTCTGTAACCTAACTGAAGTTGTTGTTAGAGCAGACGATCATCAGAAAGACATATTAAATAAGGTTAAGCTGGCTACCATATTAGGTACGTTCCAAGCATCCCTTACTAATATTAAAAGACTGAGACCTAAGTGGGTCTCTAATACAGAAGAAGAAGCATTGCTAGGTGTCTCGTTAACTGGCATCATGGATAACTCATTCATGAATGGCAGCAATACAGACAGAGGCTACCATGGAAAGATGAGCTTACCCGACTTCCTTAAAAAGATAAGGCAAGCTTCTGTAGATACAAACAAAGACTGGTCAGGATTTCTTGGAATCAGTCAGGCTACTGCAACAACTGCTATTAAACCTAGCGGGACAGTAAGCCAACTAGTAGACTCTGCGTCAGGTATCCACACCAGACACAATGACTACTACTTCCGTAGAGTAAGAGCAGACTCAAAAGATCCAATTGCTCAGCTTATGGAAGACCAAGGTATACCATGTGAAGCAGACGTAATGAAACCAAACAGCGTCAAAGTCTTTACATTTCCTATGAAAGCACCCGAAGGTGCGGTGCTAAGGAATGATAGAAATGCTATTGAACAACTTGAGTTGTGGCTCACATATCAAAGGTATTACTGCGAACATAAACCTAGTGTTACTGTTTCCGTCAAGGAACACGAATGGATGGAAGTAGGTGCGTGGGTATACAAACACTTTGACGAGGTGTCAGGTGTAAGTTTCCTACCGCATTCAGACCACACGTACCAGCAAGCTCCGTATGAAGACTGTACTAAAGAACAGTACAACGAGCTAGCCAAAGCAATGCCCAAGTCAGTTGATTGGGACTTGATAAGTAAGTACGAGCTGGAAGATACAACAGTAGGTAATAAAACGCTTGCCTGTACTGGAAGCGTATGCGAGTTAGTTGACCTAGTGGAAGAGGATAACGACCAAGAGTAGCATGTCTAACGTAGTCAAAATCAGATGCACAATTTGTGAGACAGTAAAAGATGAGAGCGCATTCCATATAAAGAGTAGCTCACATCTTGGAAAAGATAGACGATGCAAACCTTGTAAAGCAGTCATTAGACATGAGTATCATCTCAAGTCTGAGTACAACCTAACAGTTGAAGAGTACGATAACATGCTCAAGCAACAAGGTGGTACATGTGCTAATGAGTTTTGCGAGTATGGAAAGGATGACGATCATAAACTTTTTGTTGACCATTGCCATGAGACAGGAACAGTCAGAGGATTGTTATGTCACTGGTGCAACTCAGCAGAAGGATATTTGAAAGGCAGCCCAGAAGTAGCTCAAGGTCTTATGAACTACATGAAAAAACACAATAACGAAAGGAGTTAAAATGTTAGAGAAAATTAAAAACGGTGCTGATGCTGCAATAGATGTAGGCATCAAACTAATCAGCTTGTCAATTGTATTGCAAGTTATCTTTGGTCAGAAGGTTGCCTTCTTGACTGGAGATGTGATTGGTTCTATACTAAATATAGTATGGACATTAGGTAACGCTGGATTAGCAGGTTTAATTGCTGCTGGAATTATCTGGAAGTTACTTGATAAAGATATAACGAATGAGTTATCTAAGTAAGGAGACGTATGACTTGGAGAATTGATCCGAAAACTCTCAAGAACAAAGTTAGCGAACATAAAACGTACGCTATCTTAGTAGGCATTGTAGTAGTAGCATTACTAGCACGATGGCTGGGGGCGTAAAGCCAGAGAGAAAAAAAAAAGAACCCGGTGGTCTTGTTCAAATGGATAAGACTGCCGAACTTTACAAGGATTTAAAAAAAAAGTCCAGACCACTTTGGAGAAGTGACTGGAGAAAATAAAAGGAAATTATAATGACAGAAGAACAGCATAACAAAGCATACTCGTTAGTCGACATGACTAACACATGTATACACGTACTAGAGCAGGAAACTGTATCAGATGAAATCAAATCTGCAGCAGAAGATGCTCTAAGAAGTTTAATTAAAAGCATGGCTATCTTAGGATATAACATGGTATCAGGAGATCAACATGCAAACCATGGTTAAAGCAAACTTTACTATAATAGATGACAGTGAAAAAGCAAAGAGAACAGAAGTGATCGAGATGGTATACCCTATGAATGAAGAAGGAAACTTTCTTAAATCATTGATAGACTACTTAGAAGATGACGAAGATACTAAAGAAGCTTCAACCATATTAACAGCAGGACATTGACATGGCAGAGAAGAAAAGAGAACATAACATTCTAGCTCTAGATGGTGTAACAGATAAAGAATACGTAGATTCTTATGGTGTTCCACCAAAGTTAGCCAACACACCAGAGATAAACAACTGGTTAATCAATGATACTTATGAAAAGAATCTTGAATTAGAATACAATGCTGCAATTAAAATGGGAAGGTCTGAGCAAGAAGCAAACGCTTGGGCTAAAAAAGTTGCAAACAAAGGCAGACAAGAAGCTAGAAATTTATTAAATCAAGTCAAGCAAAAGCGAGGCTATTAAAAAAACCCCCAACAGAATCCATTAAGGAAACTGTTGGGGGTTTTTTTATATTTTGTTTCTTGGTTTAACGTGTGCAGATACTCTGTCTGGATTATTATTTAGAAGTGTACTAACATCTTGTGTTGCCCAAAAGAACTGATGGTAATTGGTAATATTATTTGCCATCTTTTGTCTTCTAGTATCAAAAAGATTAAGTTTTTCTAAAACTGTTGCAGAATCATCTTTCCATTGGAAAGCATACTTGTCAAGTCCCGGATGCCATGTTCCCCACGTTTCGTGTGTTGCAAGAACCGCCTCTCCTTCTTCACTAAGTAGTCTTTTGAATGATGTGTCAAACTCTACTGCACCAATTTTTACAAAGTCTCCCCTAGTACCTATGTCAGTTTTCGGGTCAGATATTCTGTCACCATTGGCATGCAACTCATATGTCAAAGCATCTATAACAAAACTTGTATGACCTTTATTTGCTTTAGCCATATCTCCAAACACTTTGTTCAACTCTTTAGTATGCATCTCTGCTTCAATAGGCATAACAAGCAAGCCATCAAAAATATGTAGTGCTGTGTTTCCTGCATCAGTATTACTTGAGTTGTAATTAATACCACGTTGTGCAAGCTTACGTTTATGTACATTAACTAAATGTCTGTTCATATTAATATTATCATTAGCATGATTTAACATTACAGTTATTTGTGTGGCTGCTTTAAGAAACCCATTAACTTCAAAGAAAGGATTCCAATCAGATACCATCATTTGTGATATACCTTCAAATGCATTTGGTGTTTTTTCTTTTTGAACATACTCAGGATCAGTGCTTGTTAGATATCTATCTCTTTCTAAAGCACTAACTCCAGGATTATACTTATATCTAACCCTATTACCTTCGTCTGCTTGATAAGTAATACCACCAAGATTTATTTTATAGCCAGCCAAAGTAGGTATGTTAAGTGGAAAGCCTTGTTGTTTAGCTACTGTAGCAGTTTCAGAAAGTGTTGTTGCAAACTCTTTGATAATTCCAAAGCTTTGATTAACTGCTTCTGCTGCAATAACACCTAATGGATCAATAAATTCTTTATCAATATCTATACCATTAGCTATAAACTCTTCACGTAAGCTAGGGTCTTTAAGAAATAAATCATCTACAAAATTTCTAACAGATTCTCTTATTCTTGCAGCACCTGCGCCATAACCAAAAATCATAACTGGTTTTTTAACAAATGAACGACCTAGTTTATTACGAATCTTTCCAGTAACTGGGTCTACTTTAGACATGATACGTATAGCATCTACAAACTTTCTGCTACCTTGACCTTTGCCATCGCCACCTGCATGTGCCAACTGCATGATAGCCATTGCACCTTCATGTGCTGCATCAGTTATTAATCCGGGCAAACCTATGCTCATAGGTACACCGGGCTTAGACGAACCGTCCCACAAACGTCTTATGTCACTCTTCATGCTTTCATTAACTCTATTGTAAGCATCTAAATAAACAGCAAAGTTTGTTGAGTTTCCTTGTGCATGTTCTAAATCTGCCAACGCATCAAGATTTCCTTCTCTTTGAAACTGTTCAATTAAATCATAGTTTCTAACCCAATGGTCATAACGAATTGGATCAAACAAACCTGCACCCCATCCAGTTCTCATGTCACCAGCTTGTGCTGCAGAGTGAGCCATGCCATTAGTAAGACCATCTACTTCTGTAAAAAATCCAGAAGTATGTACTGGTACATTAGGATTTTTAATTGCTTGATTAAATTTTACAGCTTCTGTAATTGCTGCAACAGACGCCCAACCTTCCCAACTTTTACCTATGTTAATCTTTTCTGCTGTAGTAGCGTTCTCCCACAGGTCAACTTCTTTATCAAATTGATCTGCTGCTGTTAATACATCCATCTTATCGTAGCCAAAACGCTTCATGATTCCAGCTTTTAAAGATATAACATGTAAAGGATTGTTTAATTGATAAGCAAACTTTTTATGTGATTCTATTAAAGCTCTTACTAATTTATTGTGTTGATAATTTCCAACGTTTTGATCAACATTTAACCTAGTATTTAAACCATAAAAATAATCATAGAAAAATTCTTTTGATTCACCATTGACAACATTTCTTTGAATAAATTCTAGAGCACTATCAAACTGTCCGTCTTTAATTCTATCACTAAAATCACCAAGCTCATCAGCAAAATCTTGCTCTACTATTTCATCAATACCTGATTGTTTATTTGTTTTAAGAAAGTTACCTTGCCTATCTCTTTTTAAAACAACACCCGGACGATCACCGTAAATACCTTTGTTACCTGTGCCATCGCCTTTCATGTTTTGATACTTCGAATGTTCGATAGCATACATCATAGAATTTTTATAGTCGTTCAAAAATCCAATAGAGGTTGTGTCGTTTCCATTGCGTGCAAGAATGTTTTGGAACTCAGTTAATATTTCTTGTACAACCGCAGCCATGCTAACACTAATACCTACACCTGTGTTTTCTGAAACGTTTTTCATTTCATCCATTTCAGTAACATCACCTATGTCTACTGGCTTTCCTGTTTGTTTAGTTGTTTTACCAACCATTTTTCTTGGACCGCCTGACCTAGACCTTGTTACAGATTCAATTGATGGCACTACAGGTCTTCTAGCATACCTTACATCTTTAACAGCACCGGGC